CGGTGTTATTGGACCAAAGACGATGGCTCGTATTAAGGACACAGACACGGTTGTCCTATTAAATGCATTGTCAAAAAACCGTGCGGACTACTATCGCTCTTTGAAAACTTTTGATACCTTTGGTAAGGGTTGGCTGCGTCGCAATGAAGAGACCTTAGAAGCTGCGCTTGAAATGAGGGAAGCATAAGATGGCAGACTACGGTGATGATTACGCTGACTTCTTCGGTGGGGGTGCTGACGCCCGTGGAGGAGGCAAAAACTATGATAGCAGGCCCACTGGTCAACAGGGAACTCCATTTCCCAGCGATGACGGCGACAGCGGGAGTGTCACTGGCCCCACTTCTAGACCACCTAAAACAGGGCTGACAAAAGCCCAGTTTGAAAACCGCTTTGGTATTACCGATAGAAACCCTTTTGGAAGAAGATCGTCAGGTTTTGCTAACTTTCTGGATAAATTTAGCAAGGCTCTTGGCGGCAAAGGCGTAGATTACAGCCAACAGTTCCGCGACCTTGATCGTTTTATGGGTAGGGACCCTGGTGAAAGTGCAGCACGATTTCGACAAAGACAGTATGACCTTTATAGAAGTCCTGACATTACTGCTGATGGCAAAATTACAAGTGGGGGCATTGATCGATTAGGACGGGGTACTTTCCAGGGCCCTGTTGAAGAAATTAATCGGGAGATGGGCGCAGGTGAGCAATTAGTCAGAGCAGGTTTAGGATCTGTTCCTTTTGCAGGGCCTTTTTTGAGTGGATTAGGAGGCGACGGGGATCTCTATCTATCTAGTAGGGTTACTCCTGAAATGAGGGCACGAGAGAACCAAAGCCTTGCTGAACAACTAATAGGTGGCTTGAATTTAGGTGACACAATTGAGTCTATTGCCAACAAAGGATCAAGCTTGATTGAACGGATGCAGGGTATAGTCACGGGACAAGGGCAACCATCTGCTCAAGATGTCATTCCAAGTGGCCCTGCAATGGGGTCAATGGACCCAAGCAGGGAAATTGGACCTTTAGCACAAACTATTCCAACCATCACTGCCGCACCTATAGCTGTTGAAGAAGCTAATCCACAACCTCCCATGTTGCCCGCTGAGTTTGACCCAAGACTCTCTGAGACGACAACAGCAGACCTGTTGAGAGAATCTCGTGTAGTAGACGTGCCCACACCTACAAGTCGTCCTAACATTTTTGATTCAACTTTGATTGACCAAGTAGTTGCTGAACGACAAGAAGAAAGAGATCGTGCCGCCGCCCAAAGAGAGGCAAATAGAGATATTAGTCTTGAATTATTGCCGGGGATGTTAAATCAAGCAATCGCAGACAGTGAAGCAAGAAAGATGGCTCAAACAGAAGAGTTAGACAGCGTTGCACCGCGTCCTGAAATGACCCCAGCGGAAATGTTGAGAGAAATTATTTCTCAACCTCCAAGCCCAAGAACAGGAGGTCAGGCACAAGTAGCAGAGTTAGATGTTCCTTCAATTGCAGACTTATTGAACTCTGGCTTGCTTCAAGATTTGTTAACGGAGCAAGGCCCTAGTACATCTGTCCCACTTGGCGGGGGAACTTTAAATTTTAGGGTGAACCCAAACAACCCAGGTATTGAGTTTAGAAGACAACTTCAAGATAAGGACTTGGGACTTGGAGAGCTTTTAAGCTTCTTGGGCAGGCGCACTTAAACACGTTTCACCGTCACAACATTCAACAATATAGAACTTGCATACCGCGCATTGCTGATGCCCGTGAACATCGACAGGCTGCATCTGGCACAAGCAACGCGGACAACGGCCCGTGTCCAAAGCTTTCTTAATAGGCCCGTCTTCTACTCTGTATTGAACCATTCCTTCAACTCCTCCCCCAATACCATATTTGCAATGTTCTGTTTATTTTGCAAAGCCGTCAATATTTTGTCGTCAATTGTTTTAGGGCTGACGAGGTCCACGTAAGTCACGTTATTCTTTTGACCAATGCGATGCGCTCTATCTTCTGACTGCAGCCGTATTTCAAGGTCATAATTATTGCTGTAATAAACCACGGTGCTCGCCTCTGTCAGGGTCAAACCAAACCCGCCCGTGCGGCTGTTACCTACAAAGAAACGCATGTTTGAGTTGGGGTCTTGAAACTCATCTACAATCTCTTGCCTTTGCTCCTGCGCGGTTGCCCCGTAAAACGCACCAAAACTTTCCATGCCAAATTCTTTTGTGAGCATGTCACAAATTTTTTCAATATCGTGAACAAAAGTCGCCCATATAATGACTTTTCCTGTGGTTTCTTCACAGATATTCACAAGCTCGTGAAGTCGATTGGATTTTACTTCACTAATCAAGTCATCATCATTTTTAATAAACCCGCAACAAATCTGCTGTAAGCGCATAATTTGTGTCAAAACATTGTTAGTGCTGACCAGACTGCCGTCCCGCAATTGAGCAAGTGCAAGCTTTGACATCTGTGTATACAGTTTTTTCTGCTCGTCTGTAAGGTCCACCTCGCGTCTGACATATATCTTTTCGGGCAAGTCCAAACATTCTTTTTTCAAGATACGCCTGCTGAATACATCGAGTTTGGCATTGAGCTCCTCCAATCTTTGAAAGCCAACGATTTGTTGGAAAGATCTATGCCCCATTGTGCGTCTTTGCAGAACCGCATATCTACCCTGGAACGCGAAATAGCTTGGAAAACCCAACATGCTTTGGCCCAAAAACTCACACTGAGAGTAAAGGTCCATAGGTGATTTGGTGACGGGGGAGCCTGTCAGGAGACGCTTATATGCGAATAACTCCCCCGTCTTTACAACAGCTTTAGTCCGGGCAGCTTTTCGGTTCTTTATTGTTGTAGACTCATCAACAACCATCATACCCTTTTCACCGAAATTCTTCCCAAACCATTCAGCCGTCGTAGCTCCTTTACTCGTGCTAAACGCTTCTACGTTCATAACAAATATACGCAGCTCATCAGTATCCTTGCAAAACTCTTCAAACTGACTTCTGAAAGTCTTTGTTATGTTAGGTTGCCAACTAAGAACCTTGCGCTGTATGTGGTCTGGCAAATGCGCTACGATTTCTTTTTGTGACCAGTTATGAAACACACCCTTTGGAGCAACAATGAACGCTGTGTCAATCTTACCGTCCTCAAACAAAGCTCCAATGGTGTCTATTGCAATCTTCGATTTGCCTGTTCCCATTTCCATGAACAAAGCATAATTGTTCGCGGACCACGAATCTTCCAAGACCGTTTTTTGATGCTCATACGGTTTGGTTTTAAACTTATATTTTTGCATATTTATCTCCTTGACTATATAAATATATACGGCTATATAGGATATATCAAGTGTTTAAATAAACACTCAACGACGACAGGAGAAAGAAATGAGTGACTTAACGTCTCTGATGGAAGAGGATATAAAGTCCCCTTCCAAATCACCACTTGGCACGTTTGATGATAGCAATCTGAAAGGTGTCGCAAAATTAGCCCAACAAATTACAGACCAACAAAATCTTGTCAAGAACCTAGAAGAAAAGGTTAGAGAGGCGAAGAAAGATTTGTATAAAATGTCTGACCATGAGCTGCCACAAATGCTTATGGAAATGGGTGTATCTTCTTTTAAGCTGCAAGATGGTTCTGAAGTTGAAATCAAAAAAACGTATGGAGCATCAATACCAGTGGACAAAAGAGAGGAGGCATTCGAATGGTTGCGGCAGAATGGACATGGGGACATGGTAAAAAATATCGTGTCAGTAAACTTCGGCATGGGGGAAGACCAAAAAGCAGCAGAATTTCTGTCAAAGGTCTCCGAACAGGGCTTGTCGCCAGAACAGGCAGAAAGCGTCCACTCATCAACACTGAGAGCTTGGGTAAAAGACCAAACAGAAAAAGGCGAGCCCTTCCCTATGGAGTTATTTGGGGCACACATCGGTCAACGGGCATTAATCAAGGAGGCAAAAAAATGACTGAAAAGCAAGTTGTAAAAAAGGAAGAGGCAACTGCGGTAGCGGAGTTCGACACTTCTATGTTTGAAGCAGACGCAAGCGCAGGTATTCAAAACATATCTAATGAAGATATGGCTCTGCCTTTCCTAAAAATTGTATCTGGCTTGGACGCTATTCTTGATGAGCGTGACGATGTACGCAAAGGTGATATCGTGAACACTGTTACAGGTGAAGTCTATAAAGGCAAAGACGGCATCAAGGTTATACCGTGCGCTTATCAGCGTAAGTTTATACGGTGGCAACCACGTGGCACGGGTATCGCGGCACCAGTTATGATACACGAGCCTAATGACCCAAATCTGCCTAAGACAAATCGAGACCCAAATGACAACAAAGAATATGTCGATGACGGGTCAGGTGATTATGTCGAGCAGACAGCTCAGTGGTATGTCAAAGTAATAAACCCAGAGGGTGGCATGACCAATGCGCTCATTGCGATGAAATCTACACAACTGAAAAAGTCTCGTAAGTGGATGAGCATGATTATGTCGCGTGAAATGAATGGAGCTAATGGGCCCTTCACGCCGCCGATGTTTAGTCACATTTATCTTTTGAAGACTGTTAGTGAAGAAAACAGCAAAGGAAGCTGGCACGGCTGGGAAATGAGCCTTGATAGCCCAATATCTGAGGCGCATCAGTACAAGGCGGCGAAAGAGTTTAACGCCTCTATTGAGAAGGGTGAAGTCACAGTCAAACACGAGCATGATCCTATGCCTGCTGGAGAGACTGCTGACGGGCCAGACGGCGACGTACCATTCTAAGCAAATAACATTACCTCTAGTCAGTATTGTGCTGACTAGAGGACTTTTGTTTGGGGGGTAGTATGTCCGCAGATAAATTCTCAGAAATATTCTCTGGGCTCGAAGAGGCGTATGGCACCTACGAGATTCAGAAACAACAAGTCAATGGCAAGCAGTCAGGTCAAGCCAGTGTTCTGCGTTCCCCCAGGACTGCACAAACATGGGAAGGCCATTTGTCTGGCAAGGGCCCAGCAATTGGTATCATTCCTATCAATGCCGACAACAATTGCAAATGGGGCTGTATCGACATAGACCAGTACACTGGCTTCAACCATAAAGAGCTGTTGGACAAGATTGTAGAGATGAAGCTGCCTTTGGTTGTATGTCGTTCCAAGTCAGGGGGTGCACATGTTTTTCTTTTTTCTAAAGATTGGATTAGTGCAAAAATTCTACAAGATACGCTTACCTCTATTTCAGCAGCATTGGGTTATGCTGGAAGCGAAATTTTTCCAAAGCAGATTAAACTACAACTCGACAGGGGAGATGTCGGAAACTTTCTTAACCTTCCCTACTATAACCATGAAGAGAGTTTGCGCTATGCATTTAAGGCAGATGGTTCCGCTGCCACTCTCGAAGAGTTCTTCGGTCTGTATGAAGCGGCTGTCCAAACAGTAGAGCAGATAGAAGCTCTAAGCGTAGAGAAACAGGACCGCACACCGATTAAAGACGGGCCACCTTGCCTGCAGCATCTATGCAACCAAGGCTTTCCAGAGGGCACTCGCAACAATGGTCTTTTCAATGTTGGTGTTTACTTACGCAAAGCGTTCCCAGATACATGGGAGAATGAGCTGATGCAGTATAACATGGCGCACTTTGACCCACCGCTGCCCTTGGCAGAGGTCAACATATTGGTCAGGCAGCTCAACCGTAAGGACTACCAGTACAAATGCTCAGACGCCCCTATCAATGAGTTCTGTGACAAGGACAAGTGCCTGACCCGGAAGTATGGTGTAGGCAACGTCGGGCAATCTGCCTCTGTTGCAAACTTACGCAAATACAATTCAAAGCCGCCCATTTGGTTCATGGACGTAAATGGCGAGCCACTGGAGTTATCTACAGAGGGCCTGCAGAGCCAAGCTGCGTTTCAGAAGAGCTGTATTGAACAGCTTAACGTCATGCCACCTACTGTCAGTAAGAACATCTGGGAAAACCGCGTTGCAGCATTGCTGCGGGACATGACAGAGACCGAAGGTGGGGTCATGGAAGCGTCAGAAGATTCGTCCATTGACGGTGCGTTCTATGATTACTTGGAAGACTTCTGCCGCAACATGCAGACCGCTGCGGACAAAGAGGAGATCCTTTTGCGTCGCCCGTGGACTGATGAAGAGAAGAAACAGACTTTCTTTCGGCTGCGTGACTTAGAGAACTTTTTAAAAAGACAGCGGTTCTTTGAGTTCAAGACACACCAGATCTCACAGAGGTTGCGGGACATAGGCGGTGAATCTACAATATTAAGGATTAGCGGACGTGTCGTTCGTGTGTGGGCCATCCCTGCCTACGAAATCTCTAACACCACAGTAAAGTCCCCAGAATTTGAGGTGGATGAACAGGATATACCTTTCTGATGTTTGTGATATATGGCCCGCCAGGTACGGGTAAAACAACTACGCTCCTTGATATGGTTGAAAAATCCATAGAAAACGGAACGCCCCCAGGGCAAATAGCCTTCCTTGCCTTTACTCGTAAGGCAGCGCGGGAGGCCAGAGAACGTGCAGCGTCACGTTTTAACTTGGATTCTGAGCACGATTTGTACTTTTTTCGTACCCTGCACAGTTTCTGTTACAACCTGTCAGACATAAAACGAGACCAGCTTCTGGCATCAGAACATCTGGTTGAGCTGGGCAATACGATTGGATTCAACCTTAAAGCCTCGTCAGTGAGCGAGGATGACGATATAGGTGCTGCAGCTAGGGACAACCCAATGATGCAGCTCATACAGCTCTCACGGCTCAAGAAAGAGGTAATTGATGAGACATATAGGCATAGTGGTATCGAGGAACCGCTCACGACAGTAAAATACATAGATGAGTGTTACCGCAAGTACAAGAAAGCAAACCGTCTGTATGACTACACCGACATATTAGAATGGTTCTCTGAAAACGGATCACGGGTCTGCCCACGCTTTGACGTTACATTTCTTGATGAAGCGCAGGATTTATCACCTCTGCAGTGGGAGATAGCCCACGTTCTTAACGAAAAATCCAGACGTATGTATGCCGCAGGCGATGATGACCAAGCCATTTACAGGTGGGCTGGGGCTGACGTTGAACATTTTTTAAATGTAGAAGAGGGGTCAGAAGTTCTTTCGCAATCCTATCGTGTGCCCCGCACAGTGCATAAGGTAGCGCAGCGGATTGCCAGTCGCATCACTGTCCGTCGCCCAAAGCATTACAACCCAAAGCCAGAGGACGGCACTGTCCATCACATATTTGAGCCTGACATAGAAAAATTTAAAAAAGGCGATTGGATGATCATGGCTCAGTGCAACTATATGCTCAATGAGGTGTGCGAATCGTTGAAACAACACGGTTTTTACTTCGAGAACAGGGGCTACAGAAGCATTAGTTTGAAGTTGGCTATTGCCTTAGATACTTGGAAGTCCCTCGTCAAAGGCGAAGAAGTCACTGCTAATGCTGTGAAAGACCTGTACTACTTTATGAAATCCATAACCCGCATAAAGCGAGGTTTTAAAAATTTACCTAACACACAGGCTGACGATATGTTCACGCTGGCAAGCTTGCAGGAAAACATGGGGCTGCTTGCAACCAAAGACATGACGTGGGACGTGGCTATGGACAAGATATCAGAAGACAACAAAACTTATATCGCTGCGCTGCTTCGTAGAGGAGAGGACTTAAACCGCGCACCACGGATCAAGGTCTCTACTATTCACGGCACAAAAGGCGGTGAGGCTACCAATGTTGTTCTGTATACAGACATATCAAATGCATCTGACCAATCTATATCTTCAGACACACGCGAAGGTCGCCGAATGTTAGATGACCTGCACCGCTTGTTTTACGTAGGCGTGACACGGTCAAAGCAAAACCTATTTATCGTTTCGCCTATGGACGGAATAAGGAGCTATCAGATATGAGCGACATGGTTAACAGCCCCAAGCATTACACGCTTGGCAAGGTAGAATGCCTTGATGCAATCAAAGCGGCTCTAGGTCCGGGCTACAAATACTACCTGCAGGGCGCGATAATCAAATACATATGGCGGTACGAGCATAAGGGCAACCCTGCTGAGGACCTTGCCAAAGCACAGTTTTATTTAACACGTTTACAGTATGAGATAGGAGAGACCAATGAATGAAGTTGAGTTTATGTCTCCATTAAAAAGTTTTGAGTGGGCTCCGCCTTTTGAGCTGCCAGACCTGACAGACGCAAAAGAAATAGCGATTGACCTCGAAACATGTGACCCAAATATCAAAACGCTGGGCCCCGGTTGGCCTCGCAAGGACGGTTATATTGTTGGCTTTGCCCTAGCTGTAGACGGCTGGCAGGGCTACCTGCCCATAAAGCATGAAGGTGGGGGCAACTTGGACGAGCGAATCGTGGGAAACTATATGAAAAAGGTGCTCGCCTGCCCTGCCGATAAGGTCATGCATAACGCTCAATATGACCTTGGCTGGCTGAAAGCAAGCGGCTTTGAAGTTAATGGCAACATCATAGACACAATGGTCGTGGCTGCGCTGCTGGATGAGAACCGTTTCAGCTACAGTTTGAACGCTGTTGCATATGACCATATCAACAAAACCAAATCAGAACGTGCCTTAGTCGAGGCTGCGAAAGAGTTTGGCTTTGACCCCAAGGGCGAAATGTGGCGTATGCCTGCCAACTTTGTAGGTGAATATGCAGAGCAGGATGCGGTGCTTACACTTGAGCTGTGGAAATTTTTTAAAGTTCAGATAGAACGCGAAGAACTGACCACGGTTCACGAGCTTGAACGAGACCTGCTACCTTGTCTTGTTGATATGACCATGCAGGGCATACGGGTGGACCAAGATGCAATGGAGCGGGCAACCCAGTTCATGCTGTCAGAAGAGAAGAAAGCGCGAGAAGAGCTGCACAAGCTCGTAGGCTTTGACGTCGAGATTTGGGCTGCTGCTTCTATCGCCAAGGCTTTTGACAAGCTAGAGCTTGACTACCCCAGGACGGCAAAGGACGCACCGTCTTTTACCAAAAGCTTTCTGAACACGCACAAACACCCGTTGCCAAAGCAGATCCTGTTGGCAAGAGAATTTAATAAAAGCAAAGGCACGTTCATCGACGGGCTGCAGAAGCACATAGGTCGTGACGGCAGAGTGCACGGGCACATAAACCAAATTAGATCTGACGACGGTGGGACCGTTTCGGGACGAATTTCTATGAACAATCCCAATCTTCAACAGATACCTGCCCGCCATCCAAAACTAGGACCTTTGATTAGGTCCGTTTTTGTACCAAACGAAGAAGAGAAGTGGGCGTCGATAGATTACTCACAACAAGAGCCTCGCATTCTGGTGCACTTTGCAGCTTTGTACCAGAAGCGAACAGGCAAGCTTATGCCCAAGGTCAATGAATTTGTTGACGGTTATAAGAACAACCCAGACATGGACTTCCATACGATGGTTGCGGACATGGCGGACATACCGCGCAAGCAAGCAAAAGTTATAAATTTAGGGATGATGTACGGTATGGGTGTTGGCAAGCTGGGTGACCAGTTGGATCTGTCAGGCGAAGAGGCAAAAGAGCTGACACGGCAATATGATGAGCGAGTGCCGTTCGTTAAAAAGCTTATGAAGGTCGTGCAAGACCGTGTGCAAAACGGCAACGAAGAGGGCTCTATTCGATCCCTGTTGGGCCGCAAGTGTAGGTTTCCAGACTTTGAGCCTACGAAGTTTGGTATGCACAAGGCCATGAAATATGATGAGGCCCGCGCACATTATGGGCCCACTGTCCCCCTGCAACGGTCCAAGGCATACAAAGCTTTAAACCGTTTAATCCAGGCGTCGGCTGCGGACATGACAAAGAAAGCAATGGTAGACCTATACAAAGAGGGATGCCTGCCTTTGTTGCAAGTGCATGACGAGCTCGCTTTTAGCGTAGAACATGAGCAGGCCGCAAAGAATATCGCAGAGATTATGTGTGATGCGATAGAGTTAGAAGTGCCAATGAAGACAGATATCGAGATAGGAGACAACTGGGGCGAGAGTATGTAGGTTTTCTCTTGCTATTTCTAGTATAATCTCCTATATTATCTTACAGGTAAGGGCAGGGGTCCAACCCTCCAGCCAGACACTAGAGGCCCTGTCCTTGCCGGGGAATTATGGAGAAGGGTCTTATGGATACGTCGAAATGGAAATCAGTGTTAGTGCCTATCAAAGTATACAAAGGCATTAAGAAAATCGCAGAATTAGAAAACCGAAGTATATCTGGTCAGCTCCGCGTCATGTTTGACGTGTTTTGCAGAGCAGAAGGGTATGAGATAAAAGAGACAGATTAATATCTAGATTCAACTTTGCCTTCTCTATAGACTGATAGAATCAAACAAATGAGGAGTGAAATATGTTGGATTTACCTACCCGTAGACCTTGTGTAACAAAGGAAGTTGGCATGGGGCTGTCTGTAACTGTAAGTTATCATCCAAAGACAGGCCAACCTATCGAGGTCTTTCTATCTGAACGGGGCAAAGCTTCCGACAATCCAATGCAAGAGGCGTTATATAACCTTGGCGTTACAGCTTCTTTGCTCATGCAGGACGACAATCCTTATACAGAACAAGAAAAAAGAGCAACCAGTTAGGCTGCTCTTTTAAAAAATTCGTATATGATGGGGGCAGAGAAAGTTTTAATTAGCCGATCCCAAATATCTCTGCCCTATTTCTTTTTCTTTGGCCTTCCCCGCTTCTTCTTCGGTGCGGCTTTCATCTTCTTCTCCCGCTCTTTGTTCAATATATCCTGAACCTTATCCTCTTGCGGATGCTTGAACGGCTCCAGCTTCTCCGACTTCGCAAAGCACGGAAAGAACAATTTTAAAAACTTCTGCAACATGTTGGTCTCCTTATAACCATTGAATGCGGGGCGCAGCCCCTTCTTTTGTAAACGGGTCTATCTCCCAGACAAACCACGCCATAGCTGTCTTGCCCGAACCATACCACGATTCTTCGTGGTCGCCCCGAATCAAGGTCAGCCTCTTTGTATGCACTAGCACTTTACTGGGCGGCATATCTTTAAAAATTTCTTTATACCGTGCTTGTCCCTCTAAAAACGCCAGCCGCAACAAAAATATAAACCCCTCGCCCTGCTTGTTCTCCACCTGGAGTTTGTAAGCATGTTTCACAAACTCATTGGCGAGCTTATATGGGGGGTTTGTAATTATCCACGGAGCAAAGCTCTTCTGCTCCATTAAAAAATCTACACCGTGAGCGTCACCATATCCACGGTCCACGAGATCTGTGCTGTATGTGCTCAACCCTGCTTCTTTAAAAACTTCTGACATATGACCTTCGCCACACGCTGGCTCCCATATGGCATACTCGTTCCCCTCTTCAGGGAACCTCAACCACGGACAACGGGCCATCATAGACCTTGTAGCTTCAGGAGGCGTTGGATAGAAATCATCCTTTTCTCTGTTGTCAGGCATTGTAATTACTCCATATCCATTTGCACCATGATGACCATAAAGTTTATGTAACGTCCAACCTTCTGGCACGGGGTCATCGACACTCACATATCTACAGGTCAGCTTCATTTTTTCTTTTTCTGCCACGTTTTTTAGGTGGATGTTTTTTCCGATATGCTCTGACCCTACAAAGGTTAGAACAAAATCTTGTAGGTTCACCGTGATTAAAATATCTAAACTCTATGCCACAATTTTGGCACAAGGATTCGTTGAAGTTCTTTTTAAGCTGAACTCCGTCTATAGCTTTTAATTCTTCAATAATTTTTTCATTTTTTTCTAACGGAATAAACAAAGTGTAACCCGCAACTCTGTTATAGCCTGGAACGTGCAAATATAACTTAGTTTTGTCAAACATTTTAATATGGCCTCTGATGACGCATAGGCTTGCGACGCTTTAGCGAACCGCTCGCTAACCCCTGCCCACGCTTCTGGGTCAGATAGGTGCGTTTACTTTTCGGGTCATCACGCTTCGAGCCCGTCTCTTTACTATAGTTTTTATAATAGAAAAGCCTGTCGCGCATGTCCGCCAGATGTCTTTCAAATTCTTCTACGCTCATGTCTGCGGCGTTCATATAAAACTCCTCTTGACTTATATAAAATAACTCTTATATACTAGTGACCTATTCAATGGTTGTCAAGGAGAACAGAATGACAGAAGATAAAAAGAAAGCTGGTCGCCCCCGTAAAGTCGAGCTGAAAGTTGCGGGCGAAGTTGTTAAGCAGGAAAACCGCCCACAAGGTGTGGTTTTTACCGAAAATGATTTAACCGTCTTGCGAAACACCCGGAATTTGTTGACCACTTTGCATCTGCGTTATTTGAATAAAGAAGAAATCAAATATCAGGATATGATCGCTATTGCAAAGATTGATGACCTGTTTGGTGATTTGATGAATAAAATAATACTGATTGATCAAAAGTCTCAAAAATAGGAATATAAGCATATGGATGACATGAAGCTTGTAGGTTTTGAAGAAAATTATGCAACCGCAGAGAGGAGAGTGCATGAAGCATTAAACGCCGTTCATTGGCTTATGGTTTCATCTCCTAAAAATCAAGATAAACAAAAATTTGAACATTTATCTCATGCTGCTGGATTGTTACAAGAAAGCCAATCTCTTTTGATAAAAGGCAGAGAATGATGATGGATGATGAAACCGTAAAAAATATGATTGAAAAGGCTGGTTATGTTGACGGCTTACGCCCACAGTGGCGCGAGTCGGTTGACGTCATCCAGCGTATTGTAAATTTGCATAATCAAAATCTGCTGCGGGAACAAGGCTATAGCAGAGAGGCTCATAGTCAAGCTTCTGAAATCAACGAACACTGGACAAGGGTGTTGCAAGGATGACCGAATTAGTGCGCCTCATAGTCGATAGTGACAGCAAAGACTTCGAACACGGGTATCACATGGGTGTCGATGCCCTTGAAGAAATTTCTAAAGCTACAAAGGCAGGAGATGCACAACACGAGCCGTTGGTCATGGTCGGGCTGCTCACAGTAATTATCGAATGTGCTTATCGAAGCTGCGCTGATCCTGAGAACGTGTCCGAAATGATAGCAGTCGCAGACAGCTTCGCACGTAAAGCAGCAGACCTACC